GGGCCAGATGCTATTATGCTAATCGATGCAATTAAAGGTAAATATGATTTTCCAGAATTAAAATTGGTAGCACTAGATCAATATAAATATTGGCAACCTGAAACAGTAATCATCGAAGCCAAAGCGAGTGGACAAAGTTTATTACAAGAGTTCAGAAGAATGGGAATTCCTGTTATGGATTACACTCCAGGTCGAGGACAAGATAAACATTCACGAGTCAACGCTTGTGCTCCTATATTTGAGTCTGGCCAAATATATTATCCAAGAGATGAGCATTGGGCTCAAGAAGTAATTGAAGAGTGTGCAGCGTTTCCTAATGGAGAACATGACGACTATGTGGACAGTACTACCCAGGCTATGTTAAGATATCGGCAAGGTTCGTTTGTAACAACTTATTCTGACGAGGATGAGATTGAAAGTTACAAGCAACGTAAATACGTATATTATTAAATAGGAGTCAAAGACATGTCAAAAAGATCAAGAAGACGAAATAAGGTTCTTGCTGCTTTAGCGTTGGGAATTGGTGCATCTAAATTAGGGATGCTAGGTGGTAAAACAGCATCTGGAATTGCAGGAGATAAAATAGCTTCAGCTAGAAAAGCAATGACTTCAGATGTAGCTATGAGAGGTAAAACAAGCTTGCCAATCGCTAAAACAAAAGTTACTAAAACATTTCCAAAATTAAAAGTAGATTCAACAGGTAATGTTTTTAAAGATGGTATAAACAAAGGAGTAGGTAATACTAAAACTAAATTTATAAATAGAGATTCAAATCTTGGGAGTGGAACCGGAATTTATCAAGGTGGTAAAAAAGTTAGTGATTTAAATCAAAAATCTATTAATATTTTAAAAAGTGGAAAAATTGAAACCGGTGGTAAAACTTTTGCTAATAAAAAAGAATTTAGAAAATTTAAAGATGCTGAAAGATTAAAAAAAAGAACATCTTCTATGAAAAAAAATACTAATAAAAAAAATCCTGGTTTGTTTGGATTTACATTTGATAAACCTTTATTTAAAAGTGGAAGTATGATCAAGGCTCGTGGTGGCGGAATGGCTAGAACGAAACCTACAAAAATGTATTAATGGCCGAAATCGATAAAGCAATTGTTGAGGAGCAAGACACTCCTGAATCAGAAGAGATTAATGTTGAGTTAGAAGGAGATTCTAATGAAACTACAGTAGAACAAGCTGTTAATGAAACTGAAGAATTTTTTAAAAATCTCGCAGAGGACATGTCTGATGAAGTGCTTCAAAGAATGTCTAATCAATTGTTAGACGATTATAAAAAAGATAGAGTTTCAAGAAAAGATTGGGAAACTTCTTACACAAACAATTTAGATCTACTTGGAATTAAACACACTGTGATGACAAGACCATTTAAAGGGTCGGCATCCGTGACTCATCCACTATTATCAGAGGCAGTCACACAATTTCAAGCGCAAGCTTATAAAGAATTATTACCCTCATCTGGACCTGTAAGAACAAGAGTCTTAGGAATTGAAGATGATCAAAAAATAAATCAAGCTCAGCGTGTTCAAGATTTTATGAATTATATGATTACAGAAGAGATGGAGGAGTATACTCCAGAGTTTGATCAATTATTATTTTATTTAGCACTTGCAGGATCTGCATTTAAAAAAGTTTACTATGATGAAGTTATGCAAAGAGCTGTATCTAAGTTTATTCCTGCAGAAGACTTAGTAGTTCCATACTACGCCACAGATTTAATGGATTGTGAAAGAATTACTCACGTAATTAAAATGGGTGAAAATGAAATTTTAAAAAAACAACAAGCAGGATTCTATAGGGATGTAGAATTAAAACCATCATCTAGTGGCCCCACCGAGATAGAAAAAAAATATCAGGAATTAGAAGGGGTAACTCCAGGAGGAGATAAACAATATTCTTTTTCGATTTTAGAAATGCATGTTGATTGCAATTTAGAAGAATTTGAAATGCAAGACGCAGACAAACAAGTTAAAGTTCCATACATTGTAACAATAGATGAAGGCTCAGGTGAAATTTTATCTATCTATCGTAACTACGATATGAGTGATGAAACAAAAAAGCGTAAAGAATACTTTGTTCATTTCAAATTTTTACCAGGATTAGGCTTTTATGGCTTTGGTTTAACTCACATGATTGGTGGATTAAGTAGAACAGCTACACAATCTCTAAGACAATTATTAGACGCTGGTACATTATCTAACTTACCAGCTGGATTTAAGTCTAGAGGGATAAGAATTAGAGATGATGATCAGCCTTTTCAACCAGGAGAGTTCAGAGATGTAGACGCACCGGGTGGAAATATCAAAGATCAGTTTCAAATTTTACCATTTAAAGAGCCATCATCTACATTATACCAACTAATGGGCTTCGTAGTTCAAGCAGGTCAGAAGTTTGCAGCTATAACTAACATGGATACAGGTAATGATATGCAAAATAGAGCTGTTGGTACCACTGTTTCTCTACTTGAGAGAGGTTCGAGGGTCATGAGTGCTATACACAAGCGATGTTACTACTCAATGAGAAGAGAATTTAGACTTTTATCTAAAGTTTTTGCAACATATCTACCACCAATCTACCCATATTCAGTATATGGTGCAGATCAGGCGGTAAAACAAACTGATTTTGACGAAAGAGTAGACGTAATTCCAGTTGCCGACCCAAATATCATGAGTATGGCGCAAAGAGTTACACTTGCAAACGAAAATTTAAAGATTGCTATGTCAAATCCTATGATGCACAACTTGAGAGAGGCATATCGAAGAGTATATGAAGCATTGGGGACTCAAGATATAGACCAAATACTAAAACCTTTAGAAAGACCTGTACCAAAAGACCCAGCAACAGAAAATATGGAAGCATTAATGATGAAACCACTTAAAGCGTTTCCAACTCAAGATCATCAAGCTCATATTGCAGCTCATAGAGCATTTATTTCTACAAGAATGGTTCAAATTAATCCTCAAGTGTATGCAGCACTTCAATCACACATATCTGAGCACGTTTCATTACTTGCTCAAGGAGAAGTTGGTGCAGCAATTCAAAATAATCCTGAGATGCAACAAATGTTACAAGCAGACCCAGAAGCAGCACAGATTAGAATTGAAGCTATGATCGCTCAAAAAGTTGCAGAGTTAACAATTGAACTTGCACAATCAGAAGCTATGGGTCAAAAACAAGATCCTATTGTAATGTTGAAACAAAGAGAGTTAGATCTTAGAGCTATGGATATGCAACGAAAAGCAGATGAGTCTATGATGAATATGGATATCAAAGAAAACCAAAATGAGGAACAATTAGACATTGAAAAGATGAAATTAGAAAATAATGAGGCTCAAGCTGCAGAAAGAATTAGAATTGCAGAAGAGAAACTTGAAATTGCTAGGAAGAAAAAATAATTATGGCTGATCCTAAAAAAGGAACTGGTAAAAAACCAAAAGGCTCTGATAGAAGATTGTATACTGATGAAAATCCGAGGGATACAGTCAAGATTCAATTTGCTACACCAACAGATGCTAGAAATACAGTAACTAAAGTTAATAAAATTAAAAAACCTTTTGCACGAAAAATACAGATCTTAACAGTAATGGAACAACGTGCTAAAGTTATGGGTAAAAGAGAAGTAGTAAACATTGCTAAAAAAGCTAAAATTAATTTAAGAAAGAAGTTTGCATAATGCCACTTACAGATAAAGGTAAAAAAATAATGTCAGCGATGAAAAAACAGTATGGTAAAAATGCTGAAAAAGTTTTTTATGCTGCAAAGAATAAAGGCACTATTAAAGGTGTTGATGTAATGAAAGCATTTGCAGGTGCACAAGCTGAGACAAAAGAAGGTAAAGCGATGTCTCCAGGAACTGGTGCAACTGGTGGAACAAGAGGTGGAGGAAGAGATCCTAATGCGCAATTTGGAGGTCGACAAAGTTTGTCAATTAAAAATAAAAAAGCACTTGATGCACAAAGAAAAGCCGCTAGATCAGTGATAAGTCCAAGCACTACTTATGCAAATAAAGCCATAGCATTAGCTGCGGGATTAGTAATACCTGGCGGTGGTTTTTTATATAAAAAAATGATCGATGCAAATACTCCATTTGCACCTAACAGAAAAAAGAAAAAATCAACTACTGAAAATATTAATAGAGGTAATGAAGATAGCTCCTCTGTAAATCCAATATTACCCAATAAACCGATTGATCCATTGTTAATAAAACCAAAAGATAATTTTTTTAATTTCAAAGCGTACAATTCTGGTGGAGTTTCAAGTGGTCCTCCTCCAAAAAAAGGGCCTAACCCACAAGTACCACCAATTAAAATGAAAAAAGGAAAAATGAATTCTATGACTTGTCCTCATAGACCAGATGGAATTCGTGGTATGGGTGCAGCAATAAAAGGATTTAAATTTATAGGAGTAAAATAATGTGGTTTCAAGCAATTAAATTAGCAGTATCTGCAGGATCAAAAATTTATTCAAACAAACAAAAAGCAAAAGTGGCTATGTCAGATGCACAATTATTACATGCAGAAAGACAAGCACGAGGTGAAGAGGCTTATCAAGGTAAGCTTTTAGAGGCTAGACAAAATGATTATAAGGACGAATTTGTTTTAATAATTTTAACAATACCTATTTTAATTCTTGCATGGGCTGTTCTAAGTGATGATCCAGAAGCTATGGAAAAAGTAAATTTATTTTTTGAACATTTTGCAGCTCTTCCATCATGGTTCACTAATCTCTGGATTTTAGTTGTAGCTAGTATTTTTGGAATTAAGGGCACTCAAATATTCCGTAATAACGGTAAAAAATAAAAAGTATTGCACATTATTTTGTATAATATATAGATTCAATATGAATCTTAGATTAGCAATATTAGATGCATTAGAAGATCGATATAATGCACAAATTTCAGAAGCTGATGCAACGATACAAATTTACTTAGAAAAACCAGTAGCTATTGGAGAACATCCACAACACATAGATGAGATAGATAAATTAGTTGATAAGATAGCTGCAGCAGAAGAAAAATTAAAAGTTTTACAATCATTTAAAATTTAATGTTAGATCCATTTACTAAAGACCAAATAGTAAATGTTATTAATAAACAAATAAAAGATGTTAAGGATCACATTTGCTATGGGGTTGAAACAGAATCTCGATTAATGTATGCTCGTGGCAGACTCAGCGCTTTAGAAACGCTGCTTCAGGATATTAAAAACCTGCAAAAGGAGAATAACGATGGTACAATTGATTAAGCCCAAGCTTACAGATTTCGGTAAGAATGAAAATAAAGCAGAGGTAAAATCACAAATTCCTACAGATTCAGAAGGCATCAAAAAATATCTTGAAATCATACCTAACCCAGTTGGATACCGTATGCTTGTCAGACCATGGTCAGGCCAAGCTAAAACAAAAGGCGGTGTAATTCTAGCAGATGAAACCCAAGATAAAATACAAATGACAACAGTAGTTGGACTTGTAGTTAAAATGGGCGACCTTTGTTATGAGGATAAAGAAAAATTTCCAAATGGTGCTTGGTGTAAAGAAGGTGAATTTGTTATTTATGGCAGATACACTGGAAGTAGATTTCAAACCAAATACGGTGAACATCGTATTTTAAATGATGATGAAATAATAGGAACTATAAAAAAGCCAGAAGATATTCTCCATTTATTTTAATAAAGGAGGATAAACATGGCAGAAGTAAAAGACTATAGTGCAGAAGCATTATTAGCCAAAGAAAAAGAAGTTGAACTAGATACTGATGATGTAAAAGAAGAAAGTGTTCAACTTGAAGAAAAACCAAAACAAAAAGAAGAACCCAATCTTAATTTAGGAGAAGTTGATTTAGGTTATACAGATCACTCTAAATCAAAAGATGAAAAAACAGACAAACCTAATATTGAGGTAACAGAAGATAAAGACGAAACAACTAAAGTAGAAACAGAAGAAAAAAAAGAAGAAGAAAAACCAAACTTACAAGAATCAAGAAGAGATTATCAAAAAAGAATAGATAAACTTGTTTTTCAAAAAAAAGAAGCTGAGAGAAGAGAACAAGCAGCTCTTGATTTTGCTAAAGGTTTACAGAAAAAATTTGACAAAAGTTCTTTAAAATTTAAGGAGACTGATGAACAGTATCTAAAAGAATTTGATGCAAGAGTAGATGCACAAAGAGAACAAGTCAAAGTGGCTTTGAAACAAGCGATTGAAGCTAATGATGCTACCCAAATAATGGAAGCTAATGATAAGTTAACTCAATTAGCTGTTGAAAAAGAAAAGGCTCGATTAGAATTAGCTAATAGAGAAAAACAAAAAAAAGAAGAAGAAACAAAAACAACAACAAATAACGTACAAGCTGAACCTCAAACAGCGGAATCATCACAACAACCACAGATTACTCCTAAAGCTAAAAAGTGGGCAGAAGAGAATAAGTGGTTTGGAAATGATGAGGTCATGACTAATGCTGCCATAACTATACATAACAATATATCTCAAGAGGGTATTGAAGTGGATAGCGATGAGTATTATAATGAAGTTAATTCAAGACTGAGGAAATATTTTCCTGAGAGTTTTGATAACACTACGGACGAGCCTAAAAAAGAGACACCGAAACCCGTCCAAACGGTGGCCTCGGCAGGTCGTAGTCAACAAGGACGCAGAACTGTGAAACTCACCAAGTCACAAGTAGCTATTGCTAAACGATTAGGGGTGCCACTAGAGGAATACGCTAGATACGTGAAGGAGGATAAATAATGAGTACAATTGATAGAACTTCACGGGAGTCAGAGACTAAAGTTTCGAAAGAAGCTAAAAAATCATGGACTCCACCATCCAGTTTGGATGCGCCACCCGCACCGAACGGTTACGCCCATAGATGGATACGTACAACCGTTCAAGGTTTTGAAGATACAGCTAATGTATCTAAAAAAATGAGGGAAGGTTGGGAATTTGTAAAAGTCGAACAAGTGCAAAACGAGATCGGCACAAACAAATATCCTTTCTATACCGAAGGTAAATACGAGGGGTGTATTGGAATTGGGGGCCTTGTGCTGGCAAGGATACCGGTAGAGATATTGGAACAACGCGCTGAGTATTTTAAAAGACTTACTCAAGATAGAATGAACGCAGTTGACAATGATCTTATGAAGGAACAGCACCCGGATATGCCTATCAATATTGATAGACAGTCCAGAGTGACCTTTGGTGGTGGACGCAAAAAATAATTTTGCAATACCTACTAGGGTTGAAAATAAACTGTTAAAAGGAGAACAAAAACATGGCAAACGTAAGTGAAAAGTTTGGTCTTAGACCATACAGAAAACTAGACGGTACACCATTAGTTGGAGCCCAAAACAGATATACGATTGCGTCAGGCTATGCAGATGCGATATTCCAAGGAGAAATGGTTGAACCATTAGGAACTGGTAATATCCGAAGACATGGTCCTAACACATCGGATGCTGTGGTAGGCGTTTTTAACGGATGTTTTTATACAGACCCAACTACTAAAAAGCCAACATTCAGTAACTTTTATCCTGGCGGTATTGCTGCTAGTGATATTACTGCATTCATCATTGATGATCCAGATGCAGTATTTTTAATTGATGCTGATGCGACTTTTACAAGAGCTGATTTGTACAAGAACTACTCTGTTACAAACACAACAGGTGTAACGCAAACAGGAATATCGAAACAACAACTTGATGTTAGTGTTTCGGGAACTGCAACTACATTCGTAATTCAAGCGATTGATATTTCGCAAGATCCTGAAAACTCTGATACGGGTAATGCAAATGCAAATATTCTTGTTAGAATCAACAACCACTTCTACAGAAGTGGAACAGGCATAGCGTAATAAAGGAGAATAACTATGGCAATATCACGATCACAACTAGTTAAAGAACTAGAGCCAGGTTTGAATGCTTTATTCGGCCTGGAATATAGTAGATATGAAAATCAACATGCGGAGATTTTCACTACTGAAACATCTGACAGAGCTTTTGAAGAAGAAGTAATGTTAAGCGGTTTCGCTTCTGCACCAACTAAACAAGAGGGTGCTGGAGTAGTGTTTGATACAGCAGGTGAAACTTTCACAGCTAGATACAATCACGAAACAATCGCTTTAGCATTTGCTATAACAGAAGAAGCAATTGAAGATAATCTATACGACAGATTAGCTGCAAGATACACAAGAGCTCTTGCAAGATCTATGTCTAACACGAAGCAAGTTAAAGCTGCTAACGTACTTAACCAAGCACAGTTTACTGCTGTGACTGGTGGAGATGGGAAACCGTTAATAGCGAACAACCATCCATTAGCAACTGGTGGTACATTCTCAAATGTATTATCCGTAGCTGCAGACCTTAATGAAACTTCACTTGAGCAATCGTTAATCGATATCGCTGGTTTCGTAGACGAAAGAGGTTTAAGAATCGCTACTCAAGGTAGAAAAATGATAATTCCAAAAGAATTACAATTTACTGCTGAGAGATTGATGAAATCACCTCAAAGAACGGCTACAGCTGATAACGATATCAACGCAATTGTGTCTATGGGAATGGTACCAGAAGGATACTCAGTTAATAATTTCTTAACTGATACTGACTCGTTCTTCCTTATGACTGATGTACCTAACGGAATGAAACATTTTGTTAGATCACCAATCAAGACTGCAATTGAGGGAGACTTCGATACAGGTAATGTTAGATTTAAGGCTAGAGAAAGATATTCTTTTGGATTCTCAGATCCTAGAGCAATCTTTGGTAACGGAAACTTACCAACTAGTTAATAGATTAAATACTTAAGGTATTACTTAAAAGGGGCGGTGTTCACATCGCCCCTTTTTTTATGTATAATAAAACAACCTAGAATAAATAATTTTGTAGACTGACTAGGCAGACGGTATAGAGACTACAAAATAAAACGCTATACAAGGAGAATATTATGGCAAATACTACATTTGACGGACCGGTCAGATCAAAAAATGGTTTTATTAATTTAGGACCTGCTGCAGTAAAAGCTGTTACTTTAGCTACAGATTTAACTGTTGCCGACCATGCAGGAAGATTAGTAACAATGGATCCTGCAGCAACACCAACTGCAATCACAATACCTTCAATAATTTCAACTGCTGATTCTGCTGTTGCAGGACCAGGAAGTGATCCAAATAATAAAAGCACAATTGGAACAACTTTTGAAATTCTTTTTATTGATGATTTCACAGGAACTATCAAAACTGCTAACACATCTGACAAATTTGTTGGTATGGTTACACTTGGAATTGACGCTTCTACAGCTGGAAAACAATTTGTTCCAGCAACAGCAAACAATGAAGTTAACCTAAATGGTGAAGCAGGAGCATCTGTTGCTACAACTGGTGGTCTAAAAGGTTCAAGAATTAAATTTACTGCAATCGCAGCTAACTTATATGCTGTTGAAGGTTTACTTAATGCTACTGGATCTTTGGCAACGCCTTTTGATTCACAGTAATAATTAATTAGTGGCTCCTTCGGGAGCCACAACTAAAGGAGAAAATTATGGGTGGAGGAAGTTTTTCATCAGATCAATCGAGTGCTCATGCTACTTCAACTGCACAAATGGTTGCTACAGGTAAAAGAGCAAGATTGACTTCTATTCAAGGAAAAGGCAATTCAGCTAGCGGATCTGTAATATTTAAAAGTGGTGGAGCATCCGGCACTACGATTGCTACATACTTATTTGGTGCAGAGGGATTAGATATGTATTTACCTGGAAATGGAATTTTATTTGAAGATGGTATTCACGCAACAATCTCTGGAACAAGTGGAATAACAATAACATTTACATAGAATTAAAATGAAATCAGACGTAAAAGCTGTAAGAAAAACAACAACCGGAAGTGTATTTGGAGGAAGAACAAGATTAAGAGGAATTATCTTAGGTTCAACATCTTCTTCAAGTGCCGGACAAGTAACATTACAAAATGGTAATTCAGTTACTCAGTTTATTGTTGATGTTCCTGCGGGAGATACATTTGCTTATAATTTAGCTGAGGATGGTATTTTATTTGAAGGCGGAATGACAGTTTCTGCTATTTCAGATTGTACTGTTACACTAATTATAGATAAATGATTGATAATTATTACGCAGATATATTAGGCATGAAAAGAGGTGGTGATGTACAGCCACCTAAAACAAAAAAATATTTTAGATCAACAAAGTCTGGTGCAGGAATGACTAAGGCAGGTGTTGCTAAATATAGACGTGATAATCCTGGATCAAAATTAAAAACTGCTGTTACAGGAAAAGTTAAACCAGGATCTAAGGATGCAAAAAGAAGAAAAAGTTTTTGTGCCCGTAGTTTAGGACAAATGAAAAAATTTCCTAAAGCTGCAAAAGATCCTAACTCAAGATTAAGACAAGCGAGAAGAAGATGGAAATGTTAGCACACCTCCTTAGAAAACTTTTAGGATATGATATACTTGAAAAAAGAGTAAGAATCTTAGAAAGAAAAAATTATTGGAGAGAGAAATATAAACATGGCTTATCTAAACGTAAACATTCCTCCAATATACTGTAAAATAAGAAAGGAGTATCTTTATGATCTTAAAGAACATATGGGAGAAAGTGAAGACTGTGTTGTCTTCGCTGCCACATCTATTCCAGGGCGTGCAATCTTATTCAATATCATGTTACCAAATGGTGCATGCTATTGGCGTTTGCCTATCTCAGCGTTTTTCCAAAAATCGTATGACAGAGCCACTGTGCCAAATATGCAGACGCACGAGTTGGAATTGTGGAACAGTTTTAGTTATTATCCTAGTGTTACTACTTTTGATTTTTTAATTGGAGAAAAAGGTAAATATTTTGGTATAGATAAAAAGTTTTATTATGGACAATATTTATTTACAATTGATTGGGCACATCCAGACCCAAATATTTTAGATGTTGAGCATAGTGAAATACCTGATGAACATAAGTGTGCACATATATTGGCTCTCACTAACGGCAATTATGCAGCTCAGCCTAATAATCGTATTCTGTGGAATGTTAGTAGCTACACTACTAATAACAATATTCCAGACTATAAAGTTCAAAGCACAGAATGGAATGTTGAAAATAAAGGATTAATTACTGAAGATTCTGATAAAATGTTTTATGAAATAGAAAAAAAGTTAGATGATAGATAAGTGGATATATAAATTTTTTGGTGCACTAGACAAGTTTGTTCTATTTGTAGATAATATTGTAAAACTTATGAATAGGATTAATATGAATTATTAC